TTATTTGAATCAATACCAATACAATCTGAAGAACACTTAAATGCCATACTCGAAACTATGGATAAAGAACACGGAATATTTTACCTAACACAAGCCGTTAAATACGCATACCAATCCGGAATATTCTCATTAGGTGAATGTGAAGTAATTTCAAAAGCAATACGGGTAACAAATAAAAAAGAGGACTAATTGTCCTCTAATATCTTATTTGACTTACGAATATTCTCCTCACCCCACATCGGTTGAAGGTTATCTAAACACCAACATTTCATAAATTCCTCGTCACCCATTTCCTGTATGTCAAAAGATGTGATTGGTAACTTATGGTCTACGTGCCATATCCCGTAATTATCCCACGTCATATCGTCCTTAAATTGTTTCTCTAAATGATTAATCAATTCCTCGGGAGTGTATTGTAAGATATCAAAATAATGACCGTATTTATCTACGTTACTTTCTTTTAATACTGTGTATATTGCAGTTCTGAAATTAGATATTAGTTTATAGAGGGGGTCAGTTGCTTTACGATTTCTTTCGTAATCACGTTTATTTTGTCTAATTTTATCGATATTTTTTTCGCGGTATTCTTTAAGATACTGTTTACGATGTTCTTTGTTTTTTTCGTTCCAAGTTTTAACGTATTCTCTAACACTATCTTTATTTTTTTCTCTCCATCGTTTATCCGCAACTTGTTTACCTCCAATATTTCTTCTACCGGACGGACCAAGAACAACACCGTTATTTTTTAATGTATTTAAGACAATTGTTTTATGTATTTTTAATTTTTCACTAATAGTGGGGGAACCTAATAAATCTTCAGTATAAAGTTTTATAATTTCACTAACCTGTGATTCTGTTAATTCTATTTTCTTCATATTAATAAATATACGACATTTAACCAAAAAACATATAGTTAAAACAAAGATATAAAAAAAAGGGACATATAGTCCCTTTTTGTTAAATATTTTAAGATTTTGATTATCTCAATTCTCTTAAATCGAATGTTCTAACACCATCTACAGTAATTTTCCCGTAAAAGCGGTTGTTTACCATTTTTTTTGCGTATCTCGTCATTATACCTTTAATCGGTGTAAAGTTGAACGGATTGTACATTGTTGGAGTTAATTGTAACGGTACGTATGGTGCGTAGATGTAACCTGTGTCTAACAATGATGTTCCTTTGTGTCCTACTAACACTGTGTTAGCTGGGAAGTAAGGGTCACGGTAAACTTGGTAACGACCTGCTAATGTACCAACTCTTTCAATACCCATATTGTATTGGTCTTGCTCAGGAGACGCGTTAGATACGTGGAAATATTCTAAATCGTCAAAGATAGCAGAAACTTCAGAAGAAACCACAATCCAGTTAGCACCACCTCTTAAAGTAGATTTGTGGATTTGAGCTGATAATTGGTTAATCGCAGTGATTAACGTTTGGTTCCAATCTTTTTGAGTGTAGTTAGTCGTGTTAGCGATTCTTCTCCATCCGTTGTAATCCCATCTTAAAGTCCAAGCCGCACCTTTACGTAAATCTCTTAAGATTTCACGGTCGATTTCAGCCGCAACTTGTTCAGATAATAAAGCTGTTAATTCAGCCTCAGCATCGATGTTGTGGAAAGCCGCAACGTCTTGAGCTAACTCAGGAGACCATTGTGCTCTTAATTTTCTTTCAGTAACAGAAACTGTAACAGAATCTAAGTCGAAAGAAACCTCACCGATTTTATCTTCGAATTCTAATTCTTCGTAACGTCTGAAAGCCGCTTGGATAGGGGCGTTAACACCTGTACCTGACCAAGCCGCGGTAGTAATAGTTACACCTGTATAACCATCTAAAGTTCCTGCACCACATCCAGCACAAACCGGTTGTTGAGCGTCAATCTCTAAATAGATAACACCTGTACTATCACATATGTTTCTAAATGAACCTCCGTTACCATCTGATGCCCACTGTGTGGTAGTTGTACTACCATATTGTGCAATTCCTTGACCATATTTTTGAGTAACAACTCTAAATAATAAATTAGTAAAAGTTGATGTTCCTAACTGACCAGCAACAGTTGCGTTATTTGTATATAATCTAAGACCTGATAAAAATTCTTCAGTATCCATTTCTTGACCATTTGGTCCGATTAATTTTCCTTCACCTGTACTAGAAAAACCTGACATTGCTACCAATATTTTTCTAAATTCACCTGCAGTATATGCTGACGCGATTAAAGCTCCGTTAGACCAAGACACTGTTTGACAGTTAGCTGTAATAGCTGACCATCTACCTTTTGAATAATCAAATAATCCTTCAGGGTCTAAACCTGGTTCAGTTCCTTCGTAGAATAAGTCATAAAGATTTTTCTGATAAGCTCCTGCTGAATCTCCGTAACCTGCACCCGGATTACCAGGATAGTTACCCGGAGAACCTACAGGTGCATAGTGGTCACCTGAATTAACGTTTGCTGTACCACCTGTATATCCTTGGATTTTTGGTACAAAGAAGAATAATTTACCAATTGGTAAATTCATCGCTTGTACAGATACGATTTCATTCGCTAATAATTTAGAGAATACTCTTCTCACGATTGGGAAAACAACAGTTTCGAACGCTCCGTTAGAACCTTCACCTGTAGCTTCGTTTATCAAGAAAGACGCTTGGTTCTCATATAACTGAGCTACGTTTTCTCTCATATGTCCTCTAAGACCTTCTAGGAATCCTAATTTATCCCATTTGTTAATAGTATCTTCTTTAATAACTTTAAGGTGTTTTAACCCAATGTTACCAACAAGACCTGATTCTAATAATGCTCCCATTTTTTTGGTTTTTATTTGTTTTTTAGTTTATTTTATTTTATTTTTGCCATTAAATCTTTCATTCTCAAGAACTGTGGATTCTCATATGTTTTTGATTCAAGTAAGTTAACCGCTCCTGTAGAAGGTGATTTTGCGATTGTTCTTTCAATTGACTCATTCATAGGTTGAGATTTAGTTCCTGATGATAATTCATTTTTAACTACTTGATATAAATTTTTAGATTCTTTGATAGTTTCAACACCATCAAATCTTCTTAAAATGTTAATTTTTTCTTGTTTTGATGTTGAGTGTTCAGTGAACAAACGTGTAGCGTAAGCTAAGTTTGAGTTGAATACTGCAACTTCGTTTAATTTACTTCTAAAAACATTAAGTGCTTTTCTGTATTCTTCATTTTTTTCTCTAAGAATTTGTAATTCTTTATTTGAAGAACTTTCTTTTATTGCAGTATTAAAAGATGAGTGTGCTCTTGGTTTTGGTAAACCACCTTTTCTGAAATTAGACCCCGCACCTAAAGTACGTGAAGCCTCTTTTGTCTCAACTTTTTTAACCATTGGTTTTCTAGTTGAACCTTCTTTTGTTTCTGTTTTTTTAACAACTTTGTTTGTTCCTAATTTACTTCCGGCATTTTCACCTTTTTTGTACTCGAATTTTGCTCTACCTGTTCCCATAGTTCTTGGACCTTGTTTCATTTTTGTTTCGAAACCTTTTCCTTGATTAGGATTTGGACCGTATTTGAATTTAGAAGGACTTCCAAATCCAATACCTTTACGATTGGCAGACATTTTTTTAGATTCCATAACTTGGTCTTCCATATCATAAGAGTCATCTTCTTCCATATCAAGATATCCTTCAGAGTCATCTTCGTCCATTTCAATTTCATAAACGATTGAATCACCGTCCATTCCTTCTTCTTCGTCAAACTCACTAAATGAGAATTCACTTTCTTCATCTTCAGGGTTAGAATTAAACATTTTTTCAACAATTGATTCGATAGATTCATTGTCGTCATCACCTTCGTATATTTCTTCGTCTACATTAAACATACCAAGGTCATCTCCTTCTTCAAATCCTTCATTCCAGTCTTCAAACATTTTATAGTTGTCTTCTTCACTTTCTCCAACAATCATATACTCTTTACCGGTTTCATCATCTTTTAAATGAATGTTTCCTTCGTCGTCTTTTGTTACGACAATATTGTCATCCGGTCCCATAAGTTGAAATACTCTAAGTACTTCTTCATCGTCAGCGTCAGTTAAGTCGATAGTGTCTTCGTCGTCGTCTTCTTCGTCACCGAAATCCATATCGTCTTCGTCGTCCATATCATCAGTATCCATTTCGTCACCTTCTTCGTCTGAATCGTCGCCCATATCCATATCAGCGATATCATCAGAACCCATTGGTTCATCCATTTCAACGTCATCAGTTTCAACCTCATCGTCATCTTGTTCTGATAGAGATTCTTTTACTAGGTCTTTGATTTCTTGTTTCATTGTAGAAGCAAGTATTCCTTTTGCATTTTCAGCTACCGCTTCTTCCAAATTTTTCATTTGGATGATAGCCTCTTCAACTAAAGATTTTTCTTTTGCCATTGTTTTTATATAGTTTTTAATATATAAATATATCCTAATATGAAAAAAGTTTAAATTAAACTAAAATCACATCAGGTTTTTTATACTATTATAAATATCTCCAAAAAAATAAAAGCATAAAAAAAGAGGACATATAGTCCTCTTTTGTTAATTAAGTAAGAATTTTACTATTCAATCACTTCTCCAATTTTACTTTCCACAATTGCAGTGATTCTCCACTCCATAGAGTAATTTTCAAAGATTTTAGTAACTTTAGCCTCTACATCAGTAGGATTATAACCGCTTACTAATTTTTCTTCTCTTTTAACTTTAACTTTACCTGACTCGTTATCTACGGTTTCTACGGCAATTTTTGCGATGAAATACTTTTCGTCCATATTTTTTTTTGTTTAGATTAATATCCTAAATAATCGTTTAATTTTTTCATTAAGTCAAGAGATTTATTACCTGAATCACCTATGTGTCTTTCAACAGACATTTTTTTCTCCTCTTCTATGTTCTCATCATATAGGTGTTTATCCTCTTTATTTAAGAATAGATACGCTCCCGGAGTAGAAGGTGAAGATACCAAGTCAAAACAAATTAATTCAAAATCATCTTGTACCTCATTCTGTTCACCAATTTTTTTAAGGGAACCAACACCTCTTGAAGATATCCCTAACGTAACACCTTGTCTAAGGTAGTTTGCGGCTAAATCACCTTTGGTTGAACAAATCCCACTTTCGTGATAACCCGGAGATGTAAGTAATTTAATTTTACCCATTAATACATTTCCTTCCCACCATACTTCGGTGATAGCGTGAGAAACTCTATCTAAATCGATAAGTGATGATTCCGGGTGATTTAACTCAGATAGAGCAGTTCCCTTTTGAATCATTTTTTTATAATTCTCAGCTTCTCTTTTTAATATTTTTTCAGGATATGTTCTACCATTTCTATTGGGAGTATTATATTTTTGTAATACGGCATAAAATTCAATAGGTTTTGAGTGGTCTAACATTCCATTAGATTCTCGTATGATTTCAACATTACGTGATTCCGTTGGGTTAATATACCCTGCGTCATACTCAACTAATATACCTTTTCCTGATTCGTTCGGTTGTAATATTCTTAAACTCATTTTAAATGTTTTAATAATAAATATTAAACATTATTGGTTTGTAACAGTTCTTCTTCTATTTTACTCTTTTTGGTTAAATAAAAGTTGAAATATTGATTATTTAAAAAGTTTGTTTTAAAAATTTTTTTTGTTATTTCTTGTAATGAATTTTTAATTTCTATACCTTTGATATCTAAACCTTCATTTTTTAAATAAAAGTTTATTTCAAGATTCATAAATGATTTATTTCCGAGATGTAATCCACTTGAACGTAAATCTAAATCAACAATAAATTTATCTGTGAAGATTTCTTTATTTATTGTTTCGTAAATTGAATGTTTTATACCTCGACTTAAATTTAGGACAACTCTTGTCCAATTTTCTGATTCTTCTATTGGTTCCACCCACGTTTGAATATTTAAGTATAGTGATTTGAGGTTTATGGAATCGACTGTTCCGTAGATAACTTTGGCGGTTTTAAAACCGTGGAGTTGAGAGGTTTTCCCCTTTTTCATTAATTTTCATATTATTCTGTTTATTGTTTATAAAAAAATAAGTGTTTTTACTACAATAGTCAAAATTTTTTGTAAGAATAAGATATATGTTATATATGATAATAGTAAAATTAAATAACAACATTACAATTGAGAAGGCTTTAAAACTTTATAAAAGTAAAGTTATTAAAACCCGTCAAAGTGGGGAACTTTTTAAAAGAAAGGAATTTGTTAAGAAATCTGTTATTAAAAGAAATGAACTTTCTAAGGCCAAGTATGTCCAAAAAAAGTTCAAATCAGATAATGATTAAAGATTCTCTTTAAGATTTTTAAGTTTGAAATACGTAAGTTTGTCGTATTTTTCAGAAATTACTTTTGAAATAGTTTCATCAATTCTTACTTGCATTGAATTATCAGTGCTAGCATTTTTCATTTCTGTTAATTTTTCAACCACACCTTCTTTAAGTGTGTTGTATTTTTCATTCAATATTGAGTCATCCTCAGACAATAAAGAAATTAATTCTTTTTTATCAGATTC